AGATGCGCTCTGATCCACCTCCGGTGGGGCGGCCTCCGCAGCGACCTCTGCGTCCGTGGCGCGTGGCTTGCGGAGCGAGCGCAGTATGCGTCCCGCCTCCGACGGCGTGAGGTCGTTTGAATTGATCGGTTCCGGCGCGTTCTGCTCCGACATCGAGCCTGTCGGCGTCGATGAGGGCGCAGCCGGGATTGACGGCGCGGGTCCGCTGCCGCCTTCGCCTTCGGGGGCGAATAGGTACCTATTTTCCGTTAAGTGCTTCACTTCGCTTCTCCTCTTCGTCCAGGCGGGCCTGTTCCATCGAACCGTCCGCCACCCAGAACGCAAGTTTCTTCCTCAGTGCCTCTATCGACTTCTTGGCGCGATGGCACTCCTCACGCAAGTCCACATCGTGCGGCGCCGAACTCTCGCGGCTCTTGTCCGCGTCATCGAGCAGCGCGTCGAACGCCTCCATCAACACAGCGTCATCGAGCAGATGCTTCGCCCGCATGCCCCGATTGATCTTGTTCCGCGTTACGTCGGTATCAGACGGCATTCGTCTTCCCTTGCATCTTCGTCAGCCAATCGAGTTGCTCCGGTGTGAGCGTCTGTCCGGCGCTCTGCGCGGAGAGCAGCGTCTGCATGTTCGCATCTCGAGCCGTGCCGCGCTCGTCGCGGAATTGATCCATCCGGTTGCCGAACCGATTGCCCAACTGCTGCCGCTGCGCGGCCATGTCCTTGTAGCGTTGATCCTGTTGTCCGGTGCCGGAACCGAGCAGCATCTTGCGCCGCGCCGCCATCGCGTCGGCGATGTTGTCGAGACGCCCGCGTCCAGGCCTCGTCGGCATTCCGGCAGTGCGCGGATCGAAGTCGGCGCTGTAGGCACCCACACCTCCCGCTCCTCCTGCTCCCGTCACGTTGCCTTCAGTATCCGACGCCAAGCCGACGATGGGTTCACCAGTGACGGGATCGACCGCTGGGGTGGTCGGTTGCCCCGTCACGGGATCGACCGCGCCAGCACCGGCGCCACCAGCGTCAGCCGCGCCGGGTTGCCCGCGCCAGTTCTGATACTGCCTGAGATCGCCAAGCTTGCCGCGCAGGAAATTATATCCCTGACGGTTCGCGCCGCCCGGTCCCGGCATGCGCTGGCGATAGTTCTGCACGCGGTTCTGCAGGATGTTCTCGCGCTTGTTGAGGTAATTGTAGTTCTCTTGGCTGATCGGTCCCGGCGTGCCGGATGTGAAATCATCGCCAGCCATGCGCCAGTTGTTCCAGCCGCCATTGGCCGGAACATTCCATCCCGGCATCGGCCCGCCGCCGCCTTGCGGTTGCCCGCCCATCTGCGATCCTTGCCCAAGACCGAATTGCTGATTGATCGCAGCCGGGTTGCCCTGATTGCCGCCGCCTTGCGGGAAGGTGCGGAACACGCTGCCGAACGCTTGCGGCGTTGCGCCGTTGAACGAACCCTGTTGCGCCGCCGCGCCCCACGGCTGCATCTGCCCGCCGCCCATGCCGCCGACACCGCCCGTGAGGGGCCGGTTCGCCTTCGATCCGCCGCCGCCTTGCCCGCCAGCCATCACTTGGGTTCCTTCTTCTTCGGTTTGTCTCTCGCTGCCGCTTTCCGCTCCGCAGCACGAGCCTTGCTCTCCTCGATCCGCGCTGCGCGATCCTCGCGCTTGCCGTCCTGATCGATCTGCTTCCCTTGCAAGTCCGCACCCTTCAGCATCATCTCCGCACCGGCCTTCTGGCGTGCGAGTTGCGCGTCGAGTTGGTGCTTCTGCATCTCGAGTTGCGCCTTCAGCGTGGCCTTCTCCAGTTCCAACTGGTGCTTGGCTTCCGCCAACTGCACCGCAGCACCGGCCTTCGCGTTGCCGACAGCGATGTCCGCTTGCGCTTGCAGCCGCTCGATCTCCATCTTGTGCTGCACGAGTATCTGATCGACTTGCGCCTTCATCTGCGTCTTCTGCATGTCCGCCTGGATCTTCATCTGGTCGGACTGCGCCTTCGCTTGACCCTTCGCTTGCTCGATCTGCGCCTTCATCGCGTTCTCGTCGGGAGGTGCCGGCATCTCCGCTTCGGGTTTCGGCTGCACGAAATATCTATCGACATCCTTCTTGTCGAGAAGGCGGACCAGATCGCGTGCCGAGTTGTAGAAATTAATCGGCTTCACCATCCCCATCATTCCCCCGGCAGCCTCGCGCTGCGCGTTGATGAGAACCAGCAATTGCTGCATCTGCTCCGCCTTTCCCCCGTGTCCCAGCCCGACATTCACCGTCATGTCGTTGCGGTCTTTCCAGGTTCGCGGGTCTATCGTGACCCACTTGTTGCGGAGACGCAGCGTCATCTGCTGGTCGCCGTTCTTTCTGATCGTACGATGGAGCAGCCACATCATGTCGGCGATGCCCGTCTCCGCAAAGATGCGTGCGACCAGTTTCATTCTCGCTTGCGCCACATCGTAGAACTGCATTGCAGCTGTAGCGGTCTGATTGTTGAGCGCGTCGGCGTCCAGCCCTTGGCCCTGGCGCGTGACGCCGGTGCGCCACTCCCGCGTGCTGTCCATGTACTGCAGCATGGGATAGATCGAGCCGGTGATGTCTGGATGCACGAACGGGTTCAGTCCTCCAGGTATTTTGGTTCGCACCACGCCACCCGGCCGGGAGATGAGGAGGTCATCGAGCGTGTTCTCCGACGCATTGCTCTCCGACACCTCAACCCGTGGATTAAGAGCGAGGTAAATATTATCGAGCATGCCCCGCGTGAGAGCGGTCTTGATGCGCTGAATATCCATGACCAGGTCAGCGGCGGATCGTCCGCATAGTCGATGGGTGACGATGTAGGGCGTGATGCACGCGAACGGTATGACATCGACTTGCTCTATGTCCGGCTCGTTGCCTTTGGTGAGGATCTTGGTTTCGTCTCCCGCCGTCGTTACCTTGTACAGGCACGCCTTGCCGTCGCCCTGGTAGTCCATGCGGATGTAGTGTTCGCACACGGAGATGCGCTTCATCGCCTTGTCCATGTCGCTCGATGCGGTCGCGGCGTTGCCCGTCTCGTTGATGGTGTCGCGGGCGGCGCTCTCGCCGGACTTGTTCTCCGACGGCGTCAGCGCACCAAGCGCATCGAGCGTTGCGCGGTCGTAGCCCTGCTCGACCAGTTCCCAGATGGCCCTGCCGCCTTCCGGCTCGTGGAAGCAGTAGTCCGTGTCGCGGATGTTGACCGTGCGCCTCGACCAGCCAAACTCTTCCGGCGGCACGCCCATGACGCGATGCCGCTTGACCTTCGTCTTGGTCACTACACGGATGTCGAACGTGTCGGGGATCTCCGTCGATGCCGAGTACTCGCTGATCTCGACCTTGGGATCCGCGACGATGGCCGGAAGCACATCGTTCGTCACGTTGTAGTAGGTTTCCTTCTCCTCGCGCCGCTCCTCCTCCGTCCACACCTTCACGGTGCCAAGCTTCGACAGGAGCGCGTCCTTGATGTAGGTGTAGAGAACCAGGAACCCGTCGTTCTGCTGCATGAACACATGGTTCACGACATCGGTTTCCTGCTCCGCCTTCTCGACATCGTCCTCCGCGACGGGATCGAACACCACCACCTCGTCGGACCCGGCGAAGATTTCCATCAGCCCCGGCATCAGGCCTTCGATGGTGTCGGCGACATCGGTGGAGACGGCTCGAGATCTTCCCTCGATGGTCGGCATGTCGGATGACATGTCGCCGTAATAGTAGTTCAGCGCCTTCTCGCGCTGCGCGGAGAGTTCGCTCTCCGTCGCGCTCGATATGGCGTCGGCCTTCTGGGCTGCGAGCAGGGCTTGCAGATCGTCGTCCGTCATCGCTGGGAGACGATCTGCCGGACCTGGTGGCGACCCATCATACGCCATCAGTCACTGCCCTCCACGGAAGCGTTGCCCGTGTCGGTGGAAGCAGGGTCCGGCGTGTCCAAGTCCGCCGTCCCGTACAGCGCCTCCTGCAACGCCACCACAGCAGTCGCCAGCGTCCTGATCCAATCCGTCAACTGGACCGGCTCGCCGGATCTGTCTTTTTTGAGTAATTGCTTCACGCTCTCGCCCATCAAACCTCTCCCATCTTCGGATACACCAGCGTCCGGCCGAACTGCGTTTTGGATGCGTCTGATCGATCCAGCGTCATGGCGAGATACCGGAATGCGTCGGCCCCGTGGCTAGCCCAGTCATGGACTGCCACAGGCCGCAGCGTGTCAAGCTTCTCGTCGTACTCCGAGCGGTACATCTTTAGGGTGTCGATCCCGCGCTCGCACCTATTGCGGTCAAACCAGCAGCGCGGCAGCATCACCCTGGCGGCGTTGATCCCGTCCTCGACGCGGTGCATCGGAGCCACCATCGGCATGCGCCGCAGCAGTTTCTCCAGTTGCTCAAGGCGCGTGTTCGCCATGCCGAGGATCTTCGCTTGCGCGTCATGCGGCACGATGTGGCCAGCGTAGACGTAGGGTTTTTCCACAACAATCTTCGCGTAATGATCGAGTTCAGCGCCGGTCATCTCGTAATAGTCGATGAGGTGAACCTCGCGACCGACGACTTGCGCCCACCAGATCGCGGTCGCATCCGCCTTGCCCAAGTCCCACGCCGTCCAGGTCAGTGCAGCCGGGTCGTGCGGCACGCCGGTGATGCGTCCGTCGTCCTCGAGCCGCATCATAAGCTTGCCGTAGTACGCGCCCTTGATCGCGGCCTCGAACGAGCATTCGAACTCCTGCGCGTATTCCTCTTCCGACATCGTGCGGCGTGCGTCGGCGAGTTCGTCTTCGGCGAGCAGCCCCGTCGCGCTCGCCTTCAGCATCAGCCGCAGCATCTCGACATCGCGCCAGATGCCGCGCCCCTTCCAGAGATCGTACAAGCCGATGCGTCCGCGTGGCGTGCCGATGAAGGTCGCCCATCCCTGCTTGTCGGCGAGCGCGGGCCTGATGACATCGCCCCACACGCTTGGGCGCATGTCGGCGTACTCATCGAGGATCACACCGTCCAGGCCAATGCCGCGCAGCGCGTCGGGATTGTCGGCGCCGTACAGACGCACGCGGGATCCGTTGATGAGATCGACGCGGAGTTCGCTTTCGTTTGGAGGCTTGGCCCAGAGCGGTCGAGAGTAATGCTTGAGATACTCCCAACTCACATCCTTCGCTTGTTTGAAGAGCGGTGCGACATAAGCGAAGCGTCCGTCTGGATGCGAACACTTGATCGCGCTCTTGATCGCATCGTTCACCGCCGCGACGGTTTTGCCGGCACGACGGTGAGCGACGATTACGGACCAACGCTGCGTGCGTCGGTGAAACGGTTTGAAAACTTCTCGAGGTCGATACGGAATGTACGCAGTGCCTTCATCGCTGACGACACTGAGTGACATTTACCGGCGCTGCCTCTTCGCTTCCGCTTCGTCTTCCTGCTTCTTGATGCGAGCCGCGTCTTCGGCATCGCGCTTCTTGCGTGCCTCTTCGCCCTTCTTGCGGGCCTCGATCTGTTCCTTGCTGTTGTCCGCGTAGGCGTCCAGCACTTCGGGCGGGGGCGCGGCCTCGTAGCCTCTGATCGCGCTCGCGATCTCCGCACCCTGCCATGCGTCGGGGTTCGATGGCGCCGGTGGATTGGCTTCCTCTTCCTTCGCCATGTGATGCTGCTCTAGTTCGCCTTCCTTCGCGCCCTTACTTGCGGCCCGTGGCTTCTCGTCTTCCTTCGTCGCTCTGCTGGTCTGCGTCATCGCGTTTGCTCCTTCCGAGGTAGCTATCAATTGGCGCACCGGGATTGCCGGGATCGTCCCACTTGTCGCGCATGAAGGTGGCGATCTCCGCACCTTGCCAGCCGTCTGGGTTCGATGGGGCTGGGGGGCTGTCGATGTCCCTTTGCGCCATGTGATGCAGCTGCGGCGATGCCTTCGTCTCTTTGCGCTCCGTCATTTCGGTTCCTCCGGTTCGTCGTCGTCACCGAGCCATCGCACTGTGTGGATGATTGGAACGTCCGTTCCCTCGATGGCCTGTGGCACCTTGCCGTCCAGACGCTCGCTGATCTCCTTGCGGGCGCCGAGATCTCCACACAACGCTTGCTGTACGCACATGTCGGCGATGAGTTCCAGCGCCTGGCCTTCGGGCACCGTCACCTTGCCGTCTTGTGCGGCAGCGACGGGAAATTGCGGGCGCACTATCAGGCCTTCGTTCAGGGCCATGTCGTGCTGCCGCTTGATGGCGCGGGCGAGCGCATCCTTCCAGGGTTTCTCCACTGCGCGTCCCAGTGGATTTCCGCTTTGCCCCTTCTGCCAAACCATTGCCAGCAATCCTAAGTTTTTGAAAGAACTCCGATGGAGCAGATGGCCTACCCCACCGGAGCCTTACATGCGGGGGAAAGGAGGTTCAAGCCAAAACCCCGCACAAGTCATCGGGGGCGAAGCGTGACCCTCTGAACCGGATAAGGTCCAATTCCCCCGACGAAACCTACCGAATGATATCCGTGCCTAGCACATGATCGCCATGCACCACCACTTTGAAGTCCGCGTGTCCGTCGCCGTCGGTGTCGCCGAGAACCCGGTTGCCGTTCGTCACCCTGAGTTCACCGGCCTGTCCGCTGAAGGCATTGTTGCCGATGAAATGGAAGTTCTGGTTGCCGGGTACGCCACGCACCGCATCAATGGTGCGAAGATTGATAATATC